CTTCCCGCTAAGTTTAGTTTTATACACGAGGTACTTGCGTCACTCAAAAAGATCGAGGGTGAAAAGCACTGCGAGATTAAGCTCGGTGTATCTAAGAAGGAAGGCAAATATGTACCCTGCGAGTTCTTCGATAAAGAAGTATGGTGGCGGGGCATAGCTGACTTACTAATCATACAAGGCGACAAAGGTTTCTTGGTTGATTACAAGACAAGTAAGAACGCTAAGTATGCGGACACTAAGCAATTAGATTTACTTGCAGGTGCAGTGTTCTTGCACTACCCACAGTTAAAAACAATTAAGTCTGCTTTGTTGTTTGTAGTTAGCAACGAAGTGGTACAAAAAGAACATGAAGCAATGTTTGCTACTGCTTACATGTCAACGATGCATCCCGAGCTAACTCGCCTTGACGCAGCTATGGCTAACAACGTATGGAATCCTAACTCAGGACCACTATGTAAGTTCTGCCCTGTAGTCGAGTGCCCACACAACAGGAAGTAATATGACACCTGAAGAATTTGAATTGCATAACCATGCATTTGCATACAGGAACAAAGATGTTATAGGGTTAGAAGCAGAACTGCAAATTGGGCATCCATGTGAAAAGACTGATTCTTTAACGGTACTTACTTTACGTACGAATAATATCAGTGGGTATAACATGGCAGTAACAGTACAAGGTGACTACGATAGCCAATGGTCTGAACCTATAGATGTTGGCGCTATATCAATAACAGTACGTGGTGACTACGAACGACAAATACTAATTGCGTTCCTACAAAAAGTAGGACTACTAACAATACCGGTATTCGGTAAATATGAAACAGGACCTTTTGAAAGTGACTAATCATGCCATACGTGAACAAACCAAGACCGTATAAAAAAGAATACCAGCAACAGAAAGAACGTGGCGAGTTGCCTGATCGCATGGAACGCCAACGTGAACGTGAAGCAATAGACAAGAAGAGCGCAGATAAGAACGGCAATAAGATAGCTGATATTAGAGAAGGTAAAGACGTTGCACATGTAAAAGCATTGTCTAAAGGTGGTGCTAATAAAGATGGTGTACGTATAGAAGCACCGTCAGTTAACCGTTCGTTCAAGCGTGGGTCAAACCACAAAGTAGTATCCGAAACAAGTACGAAAGAACGTAAGAAAAAATAATGCAAATCGTAGATAACAAGTTACTAGTTGTACGCACACGTAGACCACACCTAGTAACGGAGAAAATAAAAAGGAGCAAAGTAGTGCAAGTCTTAGTTGATGGGTTGCATGATGTCGCCGTATTCTGGGGGCTAAAAGAAGCGCAAGAGCTAGCTACTCTTAAAATTAAAAACGTACCATCTACAATTAATCGTGACTATGATTGGCCCGGTCGTCATAAACCGTTTGCACATCAGAAAGAAACAGCAGCGTTCTTAACGTTACGCAAGAAAGCATTTTGTTTTAACGAGCAAGGTACAGGTAAGACTGCTGCAGTTATATGGGCAGCTGACTATCTTATGAAGCTAGGTCTAGTGCGTCGTGTACTTATCATAGCTCCGTTATCTATTATGAAGTCTGCATGGCAGAATGATTTGTTTACGTTCGCTGTGCATCGTAGCTGTGACATTGCTTATGGTAAACGTGAAACACGTAAGGCTGTGATCAATGGTGAAGCTGAGTTCGTGATCATTAACTTTGATGGTTTAGAGATTGTTAAAGATGATCTTATAGCTGATGGTAGGTTTGATCTGATCGTAGCTGACGAAGCATCTGCATACAAGAACATGCAGACTAACAGATGGAAAACACTTAAGTCTGTTGTTACTCCTGACACATGGCTATGGATGTTGACTGGTACTCCTGCTGCACAGTCACCAGTAGATGCGTATGGCTTAGCTAAGTTAGTTAACCCTGATGGTGTGCCTAAGTTCTTTGGTCAGTTCCGTGACAAGGTGATGGAGAAGGTAGGTCAGTTCAGATGGATACCACGCCCGAACGCTGAAGTAACTGTACATAACGCACTACAACCAGCTATACGCTTTGAGAAGTCGCAGTGTCTAGACCTACCGGAGTTAACATTCCTAGAGCGTGAAGCACCACTAACACCACAACAGAAGTCGTACTATGCAACGTTAAAGAAGCTAATGCGTATGGAAGCAGCAGGTGAAGAAGTTACATCAGTCAACGCTGCGGTACAACTTAACAAGCTGCTACAAATTTCTGGTGGCGCAGTGTATTCGGATACTAAAGAAGTTATTGAGTTCGATGTCTCAAACCGTCTCAACGTGGTGCAAGAAGTAATAGAAGAAGCAAGCCATAAAGTTTTAGTGTTCGTTCCGTTTTCACATACGATAGATTTACTCCAAGCACATCTTAAGAAGTCTGGTATCAGTACTGACATCATAAGCGGTAAAGTACCAGTCAATAGACGTAACGATATTATTAAAAACTTTCAAGAACAACAAGACCCACGAGTGTTAATCATTCAACCACAAGCTGCATCACATGGCTTGACGTTGACAGCAGCAGATACAATAATATGGTACGCACCTGTCACTTCAGTAGAAACATATCTACAAGCTAATGCACGTATCAATAGACCGGGGCAAAAACATCCTATGACTATTGTGCATATTAAAGGTAGCGAAGTAGAAGCAAGAATGTATAGCATGTTGCGTAACAACATTAAAAATCATAATCGAATCATCGAACTCTATAAACAAGAATTATCGGAATAGTGCATTACATTGTAATAGAATAGTGTAGAATAAATTTGTTGGAAAAGCGGATGCTGTGAATAATCATCCCGATACTAGTAAAGGTTGAGATGGATACAACCCACAGACGCAGCGAGTACCAACAACCAAGAAGCCAGAGAGTTAGGATGTTGTATTTGTTTACGGCATAAAAAAGCGATGGGAATTGTTTCCCTAGCTCTCTGACTTGTTTGACAGGCCCAGCGGAAGGTGGCTAATAACATCCGCAGTGGGGGCAGGGTTTCCTTGTTATTGACTTACCCTTTACTCTGTGACCTCACATATAACTATAGAAGGAGCTAAGTATGGATGTAACTGATTACCCAGCAGATAAGCTGGTTGAAATATACGTCAAACTCCGTGACAAAAGAGCAGCACTCAAAGCTAAATTCGAAGAAGAAGATTCCTCGCTCTCAGAGCAAATGGATATACTTTCAAAAGAAATGCTAGAGATATGCAAAGAGAACGGAGCTGACAGCATTAAAACTTCTGCAGGAACCATCATGCGTAGTGTAGCTACACGCTACTGGACAAATGACTGGGATAGCTTTTACAACTTTGTAAGAGACAACGATGCGCTAGGTGTATTTGAAAAGCGTATTCATCAAGGCAACATGAAGCAGTTTCTAGAAGAACACCCCGAATCATTCCCACCCGGTATGCTCGTGGATAGCCAATATAAAATAATCGTAAGGAGAAGCAAATGAGCGAAGTCTCAATATTTAAAGGTCGTGATGTAGCAGTAGCAGGTAAGAAAGCACCTAGTGCTTTAACACAGTCGTTGATGAAGTCTGGATCAAAGACTCCACGTATCTCTCCACGTAACGGTATGTTCAAGCGTATCGTAGGTGGTGATGATGTAGGTAAGTTGAAGTCACCATTACGTGTTGTGTTAGTTGGTGTAGCACCGCAAGTACAACGTACGTTCTATATCAAATCGTATGATCCTAATGCAGAACCTACTGCACCAGACTGCTGGACTAACGATGGTCAAAAGCCTGACGCTAGCATCAAAGCACCACAAGGTAAGAACTGCGAGACATGCCCACAGAACATAAAAGGTTCTGGTCAAGGTGATACTAAGGCTTGCCGTTTCAAACGTCGTATTGCTGTGATCTTGCCAGAAGAAGTTGAAGGTAATAACAGCGGTCAGATATATCAGTTCGAAGCTGCATCTAAGTCTATCTTTGGTAAGGGCAACAACCACGTCCACCCATTGAATGCTTACATCGACTACATCATTGCTAACGGTGAGGACATCGATGGTGTTGTTACTGAAATCTCTTTCAATGAGAACAATGACAACCAAAGCGTTCTGTTCCGTGCAGTTGACTTTGTATCTAGCTATCCTGAGTTAGCTGAAGTTGTGGCTAAGGCAGTTGAATCCTCAGAAGCACACAAAGCAGTTATGTTGACTGCCGGTGCTATCGACAAGGGTGAGACTGAAGTTCCTAAAGCTATCGCACCACCAGAGGTAGCCGATGAACCAGAAGAGCCAATAGCTGCACCTACTAAGCGAGTAAGTAAGAAAGCTGAAGTAAGTGAAGCACCAAAAGCTAACCTCGCAGATGTGGTTAGTGCATGGAGTGACGACTAAGTAACTGTCCCGCACGTAGCGGCTTGGGGGGCTTGCCCCCCTTTTTTACCCCTATAAAAACATGGCTAACTTTGACCTATTAGATACAGTACTTGCTACCGAAGGGTGGTACGCTGTTGTGGGTATTAAGGAAAAGTCAGTACTACAAGAATTAGTTCAAACTCGTGAAGAAGTAAACGCATTAGTAGCTAAGTTTCTAGCAGCAGAACGTAACGTATATTTTGGATGTGCCAAGTACGAGACGGGCGAGAACCGGAAGAAAGAAAATGCTAAGTACTTCAAAGCGTTCTGGATGGACATTGACTGTGGTGCGGACAAAGCAGTACCAAACCCCACGACTGGAAAAGTAGACGGCTATATAGACCAAGCTACAGGCTTAGCTGAGCTACAAAGATTTTGCAAAACTATAGGATTACCAAGACCAACATTGGTTAACTCAGGCCGTGGTATACACGCATACTGGGTGTTGGATGAAGTTATATCAAGAGAAGAATGGGAGCCTGTATCTAACCGATTACATGCACTGTGCGACATACATGACTTGTTAGCAGACCCATCGTGCTTTGAGGCTGCGCGTATCCTGCGTATACCTGACACGTTAAACTTTAAAGATTCACCCCCCTCTAATGTAGAGGCACTTTCTTTGGGTAAGACCACAAGTCTTGCTCAGATGCGCGAGATACTAGGTGTGGTGGATGAGCCTAAAAAGCTTTTCACCCCTCGCCCATTACGTCAACGTAGTGCTTTGACCATGTCCCTTATGGGTAACCGTGTGTCGAAGTTTAAGACAATCATGATTAAGTCAGCACAAGGTCAGGGTTGTCAGCAGTTAGTGCATTGCTATCAGAACCAAGATTCCATTAGCTACAATCTATGGCGCTCGGCTATGTCGATAGCGGCTTTCTGCGAAGAAGGAGTTAATGCTGCTCACAAGATGTCTGAGAACTATCCGGGGTATGACCCTGAGGAAGTGGAGACTAAAGTCCATGACCTACAGCGCAACGGTGGTCCTCATTTCTGTGAGACGTTTGAGAAGGAAAACCCTAGCGGTTGCGAAGGCTGTATACACAAGGGCAAGATCAAGACCCCTATAGTATTAGGTAAAGAGATTGCACGTGATGAGCCAACAGAAGAGGGGTATGTAGTTGAGGTGGAAGCGGAGGAAGAGGAAGAAGTTGAAGAGTACATAATCCCTGCGTACCCATTCCCATTCTACAGAGGTAAGGCAGGTGGTATATACAAGCAAGCTAAGGATGACGATGCTGAAGATGATCTAGTCTATGAGCATGACTTGTATGTAGTTAAGCGTATGAGAGACCCAGAGTTGGGCGAAGTTGCTTTGATGCGCCTGCGCCTACCTCGTCACGGTGTTGCTGAGCTTACTGCACCGCTTGACCCCATCGTGGGTCAGGATTACCTACGTA